GAAAGCGAACAATCTTGCCATAGATCATTATATTACAAATTATTGGACGCAATTCGACATGAAATTGAGCATCTTTTACAAAAAGGAACAAACGTTCAATACTCACATACTGGTTTTCAAGTAGATAAGAATCGAAAATCGGCAGAATCTTCATTTAACTATTTTTTATTACCTGATGAAGTGCCAGCAATGGTTTCAGGAATGAGAAATTATTGGACGCAATTCGACATGAAGTTGAGCATCTTTTACAAAAAGGAACAAATGTTCAATACTCACATACTGGTTTTCAAGTAGATAAGAATCGAAAATCTGCAGAATCTTCATTTAACTATTTTTTATTACCTGATGAAGTGCCAGCAATGGTTTCAGGAATGAGACTTTCTTCAATTAGTAAAGACGTTCCAATAGATCAAGAATTTGAAGAATATCTTGCACCAATTAAGGATTCTGGATTTATTACAGATGAACAGTTTAAAAAAGTTATGAAAAATTGGATAAAATTCACAATTAAACATTTTCCGGAAACAAAAATAAGTAAAAAGTATAGAGTTTATTAAAACCGATTACTTTTTGTCAATATAAAAATATCTCAAATAATAATTCTTAAAATAAACAAACACACATGAACGAAAATTGGTTAAATGATCTTAAGACTGCTATTAGTGAGCTTGATGTTGAGTATGATAAATTTATTACAAAGAAAAGAAATTCGGCTGGAACTAAAGCTCGTAAACTTTTACAGGACATTAAGCAATTAGCACAAGAAGGCCGTAATAGCATTCAAGCTGTTAAAGTTGCTAATGCTGCGGTTAAGAAATAAAGAATCAAATATCTTATTATTTTAAATGGACGGAGTGAAAATTTCGTCCATTTTTTATGAAACTTTTGTTAACTTTTTTGTAAAAGTATTATAAGAAAAATAACACCCTAAAAAATCAAAATTTGAACAATGGAAGACCTTTTTAATCTTAATCCAGAGCACTTTAGCGGTAACCCAAGTGGAACCAGAAAAACTGATGAAAACCTTTACAATCCAGGCCCAGACCAAGGACAAAATGGAGTTTATAAATCAATTATTCGATTTATTCCATGGGCAGCTGACCCAGCTAAAAGCAAGTACAAAAAGTACTTAGCAAAATTACAGAATCCTCTAACCAATGAAAAACTTTTCATTGACTGCCCATCTACTACTGGAGCACCTTCAATTTTATGGTCTCTTGATACAGAACTCAAAAATCTAAAAGAATCAGAACCTCAGATCGTTGAAGAAATAAAGAAATATTTCAATCGATATTATAATTACTATTCGTGTATTTACATTAAACGAGATCCTCAATTCGAGAATCTTGAAGGTAAAATCAAAGTGTATTCATACGGTTATGGTATCGATAATTTGATTCAACAGGAATTGCATCCAGAATCAGATCTAGTTGTAGAACAGTCAATCAATCCATTTTCATTAACTGAAGGTAAGGATTTTGTTCTTGTTGTAAAACGTAAAACTAAATCTTGGCGAGATTATAGTGCTAGTAAATTTATGAAAGAGGTTAGTCCTCTTATCATATCTCATAATGGTAAAGAAATACCGGTATCGAGCGATCCTAAGGTTAGTGCTTTTACTAAAAAGTTTTTACTTGAAAATTCACCAGATCTTAGCCAATACTTCTTAAAGGACTGGTCTGAAGAAGATTATGTAAAAATTGCAGAATTCATTAAAGCAATTGTTCCGTATAAGCAGATAATTGATAATCTCACTTCAGGTTTGAAAGACGAAAAGATGAAAAAGCTTTTTACTAATTCTAAACCAGCAGGTAAGAGAACAGGCCCAACTGGTGAAAATTTAGAATTCACGCCAAATTCAGATCCTCAAACTAAAGGGCGAGATTTATCAATTGAGATTGACGAACCTACTAATGAAGTAGATCCACTTGACGATATTGAAATCCCTGATGTTCCTACTAAAACTACTAATTCTGGTGGTAAACGAGTAGGATCTAATGACGAAATCAATTTTGATGATTTATAAAAAATAAACATTTGATATGGTAGACAATACCAACACCGCTGAAACTGCCTCCTCTAACCAGGAGGCAGGTGTTTCAGTAGAACAGCCAATTAACAAACCTATTGCAACACTATTAGGTTCTATTTCATATGAAAATGAAGAAGACTGGGAAAAATTCTTAGATAATTTAACAGCTGAACACTCGATCATTGTTCTTATTGCTGCCGCCAATTATTCCCAATCAAAAGGAATTTTTAATTTAGCAGAATCAGAATTGATAGCAAAGGCTCTTAAGCGAATAAAACAAAAAGTAATTGCTCAACAAGAATCAATTGCAAATACCAATGAAGCTTCACCAGATAAACCAACAAAATGAACATAATTATTGATGGTCACGCATTTTTAAATGTATCAACTAGTATTGTTAAAAATATATTATCTAATGACCGAGCAATCGGCGATAGATTCTATGTAAATGACTTATTATCAGATGATACATTTATACTTAAACAAGCGAGCAAAGATCAATTTAGAAAATTTGCTCTCAACTATTTAGGTAGCATTTTGGCACCATTTAAAGAAAATGTATCTTCTGTATTCATTGTTTTTGACTCAAAAAGTTGGAGAAAGCAGTTTATTAAGGACCACTTTGGAGAACATGGTGATGGCGATTTTGCATATAAGGGGAATCGCAAGTATGATGATAAATCTCATCTATTTTTCGAATATTTTCAAAATGAACTTATTCCAATATTAGTTGAAGAATATGGCGTTTTAACTACTCGAGTACCCGGTGCTGAAGGCGATGATTTGATTGCATATATCTGTGAAAAACTACAAGAGGATATTTGTATTTGGTCAGTTGATAAAGATTTAACACAATTGCTTGAGAGTAAAAATCGCAAGATTATTCTTCTTATGCCAAAGATGATGACTAAATTCAAAAAGATTTATACAACTACTGATTTTGATACTATTGAAAAAAAGGAAGTTGATCTTTTTAATTTTGATTTAGACAATATTGATAATTCTGCAGTTATTAACGTTCTTAATGATTTGGTAACCAAGGATTATCAGCATTTTCGTATTGATCCAGCAACTGATATACTATTAAAAATATTTGGTGGAGATTCCTCAGATATGATACCAAGAGTCCATCCAAAACTTACACCGTCAAGGTTATTAAAAGTAATGGATAAACTTAAGGAAATTGTTAATTGGGATGATGTTAAAAACCTAGTAGATTCGGATGACCCAGATTTTATGACTCTTGTTCATAAGGTAATATGTGATACTCTAAAGATAAGTGATTCTGGTGAATCTCTGACGATCCAGAATAATATTACACGTAATAGAACACTAATCCGATTAAGTACCGCAGTTATTCCGCAGTCCTTAGTTAAATCTATTGAAACTTCTATAGATTTACGCGATCGCAAACGATTCAATTATTATAAATTCAAAAAAAATTACAAGACATAATGTCAGACAAGATTTATGGGTTTACCCCACTATACGAAAGAGTTTTAATTAGACCAGATTCAGTTGAAATGAAAACCGAAACTGGAATTATTCTTCCAGTTGAATCGCGTAAGCGCCCAAATACCGGAACAGTATTATCAGTTGGTCACTTAGTTGCAATGTCTAAATCTCCAGTAAAAGAAGGGGATCATGTATTATATCTTAGGTATTCAGGATTCGATATTGACATTGACGGGGAATTATGTCATGTTGTAATGGCAAATGATTTGGTAGGCATTATAGATAAAACTATAAACAAATCATTTGAATTAAAAGACTATGCCTAATATTTTAGATTTCGAAATGTTCGTAAACGAACAAAAGAAGAGTTCTGATCATGTCGAGAACGCTCCTATTCGTATATTTTGCGATATGGATGGCGTTCTCACTGATTTTAAAAGAGGTTTCAAACGACTAAAGGCAAATAAGAATCACCGTACACCAGATGAATACGAAAGTAAATACGGTAAAAATTCTATTTGGCCATTAGTAGATCATCGAAAAGAAAAATTTTGGAAACGATTACCTTGGACAAAAGACGGCCGTGAATTATGGGACTATCTTTCTAGGTATACTCCATATATTTTATCTGCTCCAAGTAGAAGTAATTATTCAATAGACGGTAAACTTGAATGGTTAAGTTTAAATTTAGGCATTAATCAAAAGAAACCAATTACCTCATTTGAAGAACATGAAGCTGATCCAGAGAAAAGAGTCATATTATCAAAAGATAAAGAAACTTTTGTTAGAGATAAAAATGACGTCCTAATTGATGATAAAGATAGTAATATTAAAAAGTGGACAGAGGCTGGTGGAACTGGAATATTACATAATGATTCAACTGATACAATTCGTTTAATTGAAGAAATTATTTCTGATTTACAAGGTGGTTTTGATGAAGACCCTAATGATGAATCAGAAGAAGAAACCGATTCTAACCCTAATCCTGAACCAGAAACCCAAGAAGGACCATAGTTCTCGGACTTAAACCGAGTGGTGGAGGTTGACCAAACTGGTTAGCCCCGTATTACGAAAAAGGGACTCTATGAGTCCCTTTTTATTTTGTTCTAACTATTAGGTTAGAAAGACGGTGTAAAACCAGTAGATTGTGATGATAGTTGTCCACCAACTCTAGTGATTGTAATACGGTTGATGAATTTATGAATTCCTCTTGGGAAGTCAACTAAAATATCTACAACTCCTGCATTATTTTCAAGAACTTCAGCTCCATTATTACTGTCATCAAAGATAACATCAAACCATGAAACTCCCCTAGCGTCTTGTACTGCAGCTAAGTAATTCTTGACCATAGTTTTTAC